CTTGCTGAGAATAGTCAAATACACCCCATCTATGGACTTCCTCGGGTATAAATAATGACCTAATCATAGGTCCTAGATCCTTGTTTCTTGCGGGAATCTGCTGAAGATTTGGGTTCTGATAAGAGAACCTACCTGTGACGGTGCCTCCTCCTGCATTTCTTAATTGGTTTATCTCTGCGTGGATTCTACCTTCGTGTTCGTATCTAAGAATAGAATCTATAAAAGTTGTGTGTGCTTTGTTTATCTCTCTTGCTTGTGCAATCATTCTTACAACAGGGTGTTCGTGCTCTTGTAAAAAGTTTTTTGTAAAAGATGGTGCATCTGTTTTCTCTGTTCTCTCAAAAGGTATTTTTAAACTTTCAAATACCTGCGCAATACTTCTAGCTGCCCATATCTGTGGATATATATTTGTTTCGCTTTCTATTTTTTTTAATAGATCTTGTTCCTGTTTTATTAGATTACTTTTCATTTGATGTGCACGTTCAGTATCAACACGTACACCTTTGAATCTCATGTCTACAAGACAAGGAAACAATTCTGTTTCAAGGTCAAAGATATCTTCTAAGTCTTGATGTAATATTTCTTTTTTCATTTCTTGCCAAAGACCAAGTGTAATTTCTGCGTCTCGTTCTGCATATCCGCCGACGTGCATAGCAGGTAACTTATACATCTCTGCTTTAGGATCGATACCCCAACTCTCTGCAGCCTCTGCTAAAGCTGTTTCATTTTTACCATAGCCAAGATAATGCCACGCTAAACTATTGAGATCATAGCGAAATCTGTTCTCGTCGGTAACCGCTGCTGCTATCATCGTGCAAACAATGTCACCATTTATTTTAAGTCCTAGTCTTCGCAACCAACAAACATCGTAGATTGCATTGTGAAATATTTTTGTAGACTGAGATTCAAGTACGTCTTTTAACCAAAGCATAACTCTTTGTCTGTCCATGTTTCCACCGCCCTCGTGTGCAATAGGAAAGTATCCTTTGTAATGCGATGTAGCTACAGCGATGCCCACAACATCACCTTCGCCTATGACTGACCCTGATCCTTTTTCTTTTAGGTTTGGATCTTTTGTTTCTAAGTCGATTGCTATTTCGTCAACCCGTCTTAAGTCCGGGAACTCAGTAGGTTTGACCCATTCAGTTTGTGCTTCAAACTTTGGTATCTTCATTTGTAATCCCTTTCAATTATCATTTCTATAAAATGTATTGCTTTCAATAGATCTTGTTTCTTTCCTTTGTCCCGATGTCTAATTATATATTTAATAGCACATCCTTCAGGATATAACAATTCATTCTCCACTACAAACTTACTTGGTTGAATTTTATATTTTTGATAATGTGATCCTCCGTGTTGTTTATCCCAAACCTTCGATGTCATAACCTAATCTATCCTCCTTAGCAGCCATTATGTATAAGCTTTGTTTTGTTCTAGTGACTCCCACATACCAAACTCTATGTTCTTCATCTGCTTTCTCAGGACTCTTTTCAATTGCTTCACGTATCTTTTCTGTATTATCTAATATCAATAATACATTATCAGCTTCGCCACCTTTAGCTGAATGAATCGTAGATAGTTTTACTCTTGCTTCCTCAGAAAGTTTTTCTTTATTACTTAACATTTGTCTTATGTATAAAACTTGTTCAGGGTCTGCGTTAAATAATTCGTACCATGTATCGTTTGCATCAATACCAAAGTATTCACAGTCATAACTTAAATGTTCTTCGCCTTCAAATTTATGACCTGTGTAATCAAATATATCTTTTATTTCAGGTGCTGTTAGTTGTGCACCCGATGTCCACCTTGAAAAATCTCTGATTGCTTTCCATAGTTTAGCACTAAAACTTTTTCGTTCTTTGTATTCAAAGTATATACCTCGTTCCATTAAGTATGGTTTCATTTTTATTAAACGATAGTTTGTTCGTGCAAGTATCAACCACTTACCTTGTGTTAGATCAACTTCATCTAAGTCATATACCTCTTCACAATGTCCCTCATTGTTTCTAGGTTCCCATAGTTTCATGATCCTTGTATCTATCTGAGATATAATTGAATCTGCAACTTGTTGAACTCTGATAGGAACTCTATATGATTGTGGTAAAATTTTTTCTTTTGCAGGTTCTTCCTGGAATCTTTGTACGTCTGCTCCTGCCCATCCATATATTGCTTGGTCATCATCTCCTGCAAGAATCATTATCTTTGTATTTTGTTTTATAATATCGTACATCTTCCATTGTATTGGTGATAGATCTTGTGCTTCATCAATAAAAACTACATCAAATTTAGGGCATAATTCTGACCCTACAAATTTTTCAATCATGTCTGTAAAATCATAAAGAGCAAAAGACTTTTTATAATTGTTGAGTTCTGCTTCTATAATTTCTACTAGATTGTAATCCATATCATCAGAGTATAGATCGGTATCGTATTCATCTTTAGTAGATACGTTTTTGATTCGTGCAATATTTATTAGATTAAAGTATTCACTATCTGAATCTATGTATCCTGTTTCTTCTTCACCACCTTTGTATACAGATACCTGTACACCAATTGTCTTGCCTATCTCTTCGTAATGTTCTGCCTGCATAACATTATCTTTCTTCATACCTAGAGTTGTAAATGCTAGTGAGTGCAAAGTTTGAAAATGTTTAAGATCTCTGTAGCCGTACTGTGGAAACAACTTAAGCATTCTTTCTTTTGCTTCTGTAGCTGCCTTCTTAGTAAAAGCAAAGTATCCTATTCTTTCTATTGGTGTACCTAACTTTAAAAAAGTCTGTACATATTTCAATAGCTTTGTAGTTTTACCTGTACCTGGTGGTCCTAATATCTTTCTGATCATAATATATCCTTCTTGTGTTCGGTTACTTTGTGGTAGATTTTTATCTTGTCAAACTTTTTAATTGATATCATTACAACATTTTTAGTAGGGCTGTTGTGTTTACCTTTCTGTGTCGTAGGAAATCTTTTTTGATCTAAGAAATCTATTTCACAATCTTTATATATCTTAAGCATCATTGATCCTGTCTTATCTTCTTGGTATCTCCACCCTTTGTTTTTTAATCTTTTGTAGAACACATCAAATTTAAAGTATGCATATCCATCTTGAATTAAAGTTGTACCTGTTTTAAATGATGCATCGTTCTTAGCTTCGGGTCCTATAATTTTTTGATATACATTGTCGTGTAGTTTTTCTTTGGGTGTAGTGCCTACGGGTGGTGGCATAACTTTCTGTGTTTTAAATAATGCATCTAATACTTTTTGATCATCGCCACCTTTCTGTAGTGGTGGTACAAAGCCTGCATACTTTGCTATTGAGTTTCTTCTTTTTCTTTGATCGGTTAAGTGTTCAATTGTTTTACAGTGTACAGATCGTACAGTTTGACCATCGGGTAAAGTCACATCAAAGTTATACTCTGGTTCTGGTTCAAGATCAACTTTCTCTAGGTTTGCACACAATGGATAAGAATCTTGAAAGTCAGATGCAATACCAAAAGTTCTTTTAACACAAAGTCCTCTCATACAATGCTGTGCGATTGGGTCTTGATTACAAGTGTAACCTTTGTAGTTTTGTTTCCATGATCTAATCTTCTGTGTAAGTTTTTGTTTAGACCAAGCAACTGAATCTTCAAAGTATAAGACAGGTGCACTCATTACTTTCTCTTCCCAATTGTCAGGGTATTTCTTTTTAGCAAACACCATATAGTTATAAAGAAACCTATCTCTACCATCAGATAATTTATTTTTTGATAGTGCTGCTAGACATGGTGGACCATCACTAAACTCTGCATTAGATCCTTCTAAAACTTTTTTCTCTAGGCTGTCGTCTATTTCTTTTATTCTTTCTGCTGTTATAAAATTTTCTTCTACAACTTTTATAAATTGTTCAAATGTAAATTCTGTGCCGTCGTAGTTCAGAGCTCGTCGCTCTGTCTTTTTAAAGTATGGTAGATTAATAAAGTTTCCTTTGTTCATCTCTCCTGTCTCACTATCTTTGACAAGTTCTGTTTGTTTTGGAAACACTTCTGTTTCAGGTTTTAAATTAAATATTGGTATTAAGTTTGTAAGAAATGATCTTATAATTTTTGCAGGAATAAAGTCTGATGTAAATACATATAAATGTAACCCACCGCTTTTAGATAGTATAGGTATGATTGGTAAATCGTATTCTTTTATTTTATCTAAATAAAATTTTCTATCAAAGCTTACATACTCTTGAGGATCAATATCTATCGCACCGAATCGTGCATGATTCTTTTCATTACAAGGTTGTATACCAATTGACTTTGTTCCAATTAAATGTTCTTGGTATGCTTCGTTTGTTAATTCTTGTTGTGCCCATCTGTATTCAGGTTTTTGTTTTTTAGAGATAGGATCTACTTCAAGCCGTTGCATATCAGCTTGGCCATAGTTCTCAGAGAACCCACTAAATATCTGTATAAATTTTTCTTCCATATCCTATCAGTAAGGGCGGTTCCACTCTCGCTTTCCCGCCCCTGTTGCAACTATT